GAGAAATAAGTAAGGTAAGATGAAGAATGGATTTTATGGCATTATATGGCGAAGCTGGCATGATTGGTGTTGTTGGTGCAATGTTTGTTTATCTTGTAGTGCAAATGTCAAACAAGGCTGCTCAACAACAAGAAACTTTAGAGAATCTGAAAGTTGAAAACAAGGGGCAAAGTGAAACTCTTGAGAATATGGAAGGCATGATAATAAAATTAATTGGCAGATGGAACACATCTGATGATAAATTAGATCGTAAATTTGATGCAATTACAAAAGAAATAAATGATCTTGATAATCAAGTATCTGAATTAAAAGGCTCTATGAGCAGAATAAATGGAAGGCACTAATGGATAGTTTAAAAGTAACAAGTATAAGTACAAGTTTAGGTTTGGTGTATTGGACAGATATTATATCAGGTGTATTAATGTGTGTAATGTTTTCAGCACAAATTTATTATTTGTATTTAAAAACCAAAAAGATAAAGGAGTCATAAATGGATATGGCACAAGCACAAGCTGATAAGATGCAAGATGAAGCAATGGGTTTCTTAGCATCTGATGAGTTTGCTAATCAAATCGCTACTAAAATCAATGAGAAAATAGATATTCCATTTGTAAGTGAAGAAAAGGAACAGGTCTTCTTTGAAAGAGTTGTAGATATTGTTACAGACTTAATGGAAGGCGTATTTAAAGGTAAGTAATGCCAGCAGGTAAGGGCACATACGGGGAAAAAAGAGGGAGACCTCCAAAAAAAGGAAAATCAAATGCCAAGATTCGGAAGAAGAAGTCGGGAAAGACTAAAAGGGGTAAACGCTAAATTAGTCAATGTTCTAAATGAACTTGTAAAGATAATGGATGTTACCATTATTGAAGGCCTTCGAAGTGAAGAACGACAAGCCAAACTCCTTGAAAAAGGAGCAACGAAGGTTAAATATTCAAGGCATATGGAAGGCAAAGCTGTGGATTTAGCCCCTTATCCAATAGACTGGGAAGATAGAGAACGATTCCATTATATGGGTGGCATGGTACGTGGCATTGGGCAGCAACTTGGAGTAAAGATTCGCTGGGGTGGTGACTGGGACTCTGATGGTGAAATTGCTGATAATAAATTTGATGACCTAGTTCATGTTGAACTTCGTGAATAATGCCTAAACAGACCTACAAGATTCAAGGGTTTCATGGAGGTATTAATTCTGATACTGACCCTAGAGATATACAAGATATAGAATCGCCTATCTTAGAAAATGTTAGTATAGATTCTGTAGGTAGAGTTAAAACATTAGGTTCTGTTTCTACGGATGCTTCCGCAACTAATACTTTACAAATACTCCCAAATCGAGGATTGTTTACGATGTCTGCTGATAAACAATTAGATGGTGGGAGTGCAAATGAAACTTTTATCATAGGATATGATGATGGTGGAAATTCATTTGATATAAAAGATAGTGAAGGATGGGATACGGCAGAAATAGCATTAGATACATCTCATCCTGTTTTTTATTCATCAGATGGAATTTTAAGGATAGGGGATGGAGCTCTTACAAATGATGGACAATGGTATGGATATATATCTGGAGCAAAATTTGATGGAATAAATGCTGATTCTGGGGATATAAATGATTGGGTTAATGTGAATCAGAAAATAACATCTCCCACAACTGGTATTTGTTTAATATCAGACCCAGAGATAGGCTCTGATGGCAATACAGTTAATTCTGGAAATGCTGAATATGATGGAGATATTGCAGATGCCTCTGGGACTCGTGAACCACTTGTTCACTCTGCAGTTAATTTAAGAGTTGGGTTTCAAAAGACAGAAGTTTTTGAAAATGACGCGACTGCTTGGGAAAGAAATTCTGGGTCTCCATATCAATCTGCGATTACTGAGCCAGCTGAATCAGTTGCTTATCCAGTTTTAGGGAATAATGTTTTATTGCTTACTGGAACAACTGGAGTCTTTCATTCAATACATTTAAATAACACCGATGGTGGGACTACTTTATCCTTTAATATGGGGGAAGGTGAAGGAATTGTTTTTGGGGCAAAAATGTCTCAGTCGGAATTAGATTTATTGGATAATATCGTATTTAGTGTTAGTAGTGGTACGGGAAATATTGATTGGAAATTTTATTCTGACGAATTAGTTGCTGATGTTTGGAATATGTGTGTTGCGAATAGAACAAATTATGCTTATCAGTCTACTACTGAAATAGATGATGATTTTACTAGCATGACTCTGCGTGCAAACCAAAAATTCGGAGGAGCATATGGGACTGCTAATGCTAGTAATCATTCTCCAGATGTATATTATAGTACTCCTGTAAAAACTATAGATTCTGGGCTAGAAGGGTATCAAAGTGGTCTTTATACATTTTATTATTCTTGGCTTTATGATGATGCTAAACAAGAATCTTTACCTTTTTTATTTACAGATACAGCGGCTTCTGATGTAAATAAGGTGAACATAGTAGGAGGTTCTGTTTTATTTAATTTTGATACCTATATTAATCCTTATTCATCTCCGGTAGCTTGCACTATTGATGTTTCAGACCATCAAATTGATAAATCTAGTCATGGATTATCAGCTGGAACTGCCTTAACGTTTTCAGGGGTTACTAATGCGAATATTGACGCAGGAGGCTCTACAGATAATACAGCTATTTTTTATGTATCTAGTCAAAGCAATGTATCTGGTGCTTTTAGAATATCATCTACTTATGCAAATGCCATAGCTGGAACAAGTATTGATTTCACAGGGTCTGATGATAGTAGCGGGGTTGATTATCATATTTATGGAATAAGTAAAAGAATTACTGGTTCTAGATTATATTACAAAGCTGAAGAAAATGATAATTATTTTTTAATAGGTGAATTAGATTTTGATGATAATGGATTTAAATGGTTCCCAGAAGGTGATATTATAGATTATTCAATGATAAATAGTAGCCACGCTTCTGGATTACTTGCAAAAGCTTCTTTAATAAAAGGAATAACTCCAAGTTCTGCAAATGTAATAGATACATTTAAAAATATAAATGGATATAGTACAGCAGTTAAAAGTTTAGAAGCAAAATATAAGACAGCTGTTGTTCATGGGAGAAGAACATATATAGGTAATGTAAAAAAAGATGGAGAAACTCATCCCGATAGAATGATAAAAAGCAGAGTTAATAAATTTGATGTATTCCCATCTAAAATGGGAGTTGTTGATGTAGCTATAAGAGACGGTGAAAGCATTATAAAATTAGAAGCGTTTGCAGATAGGATTTTACAATTTAAAGAAAAAAGTTTATATATTATTAACGTATCTGAAAATGTAGATTTTTTGGAAGATGTGTATAGAAATAAGGGTATTTCTTTTGATTACCAAACCACTAAAACAGATTTTGGTATTGCATGGTTTAATTCGTTTGGTGTTTATTTCTTTGATGGGAAACAAGTAACTAATCTTTTAGAAAAGAATGGCATGAGATTAATAAGTGAATCTGATTGGGAGACATTTATTACTACTGGAGATGCTGATATGAGTGAAGCTCATATTGGATATATACCTAAGAAAAGACAATTATTGATTAAAACTTTTCATGCTAGTTCGGCTGATATATTTATATATGATTTTGTATTAAGGGCTTGGATGAAAGGTACATCTAAAATAACTATTGCTACTAATATGACTAATTTTGCATTAGATGGAGACCAAGATTTAATATATTTAAGTAATACTGATTCTGATGTTATGACTTGGAATCCAGACCCCGCTTCTGGTAGTATTGTATATCAAACAAAAGATATTGATTTTGGGGAGCCTGCAGTAAGAAAAAAGGTTTACAGGGTAAGGATTTCATATAAAGGAGACGCTGGCTCGTTAGTTGTAAAATATAGTACTAATGGAGACACAAATACATATAAATATTTTGAAGGTACAAATAGTATTACTGGCAAACCAGATGGTTCAATGGATTATCAGCCATTATTTAATAAAACTGATTTAACTGTTTGGCATCATGCAGAATTAAAACCTAGCGTATCATCTGAGTCTAATAATGTATATAGTTTTCAATTTGTTATAGCAGGAGCCACAGGAGCTGGGGCTGGCCCTGAAATTACAAGAGTAAAATGCGTAGCTGATGTTGACGATAGTTTAGCTGGTAAGTATTTTATAATATATGGAAATACTGGAAAAACTTTAGTTTGGCTTGATGTTGATAATGATAATACTCCATCAAAACCTTCGGGACTTTCTGAGGATTTAGTATTAGAAGTGCAGGGGATAGCAACTAATGACCCTGTGGAAAAAGTTGCTATTGAGATAGCTAATACTGTGGGAGACCATGCAGAATTTCTAACTGAAGTTCAGGGAGATACTGTAATAATAACAGACGCCGCTTCTACTACTAGGACAAATGCATCTGATGGTGATACTGGATTTGAAATAATTACAGCTAGTGAAGGTGGGACAGGTTCTGCTCCTGCTACATTTGAAATTAATGATATATCTATTGTTTATAGAACTAAGGGAATTAAGTAATGGCTCTTACAAGAGAAGAACGTAAATTACTTCATCAGAAGTCTAGACAACCTACTTTTGGAGCCAATAAGCCTGATAATACAGAAGGTTTTGAAGGAGATATTTCTTTCCGACAAGTACAGGGTTCTGGGACTGTTCAATATTTAAAAGAAGATGGGAATTGGAAACCAATTTCTTCTTCCGGTGATATGCCTCCTGTTAGAATCGGGCAAGGAGGTGGAAGGTCGATTATTTCTACAAGTGGGGGAGTTACTGACCATGGAGATTTAACAAGTTTAATAGGTTCTGACCACCATACTCAATATCTCCTTATTGATGGCTCAAGGGCTATGACTGGAGATTTAAGCCCTGGAGGCGGTGATGGAGCATTAACATTTACTGTTGCAGGTGAAAACTCAATAAAAATTCCAGATAATCAAGCAAGTGCTTTAATAATAGAAGAAGCTGATACGGCTTACTTAACATTCACTACTACTAACAGCGGTGAAAAAATGCAATTTCATAAAGCATTAGATATAGATGCAGTTTCTGATTTTGGTTCTAATGCTATGACAAATGTTAATATTGATTCAGGTG